AGCAGTCGCTCTCGTGAGCAACTTCCGCAACATCGTCGTCGGCGACTTCGAATATGAAGCCGCCGACGGGGCTCTTCCCAACGTTCTTTGTCATGTTGCGTACGTGCTGGATGAACACCTCCAGCACGTACGTACCGTCCGTCGGTGGCGTGGAGAATTCGGCCGCCAGCCGCCGTACGACATCGGCCCCGATACTCTCTTTGTCGCCTATAGTGCCTGGGCAGAGATGATGTGCTTCCTGAAGCTCGGCTGGGAATTTCCGGTGCACATCTTCGATCAGCACACGGCTTATCTCGCCGCCAGCAATATTCTCTATCCTTATGATCCCGACCAGATTCGCAAGCGGCAGCGCAAGCGCCTGTCGGACGCGTGCAAATCGTATTTGATCCCGGGATGGGAACGCATCGACAAGGAAAAGATGTCGAAGGACATCGGTGAAGGCCATTGGCGCGACTATGGTCAACCTGCCGTCTACGAATATTGCGAAGAGGACGTTCGGGCTTCGACGGCTCTGTTCCAGAAACAGCTTCAAGGCTTCTCGCGATATCAGCCCGCCAGCGTGATGCACCAACTTCACTGGGCGAACTATTCCGCCAAGGCGATTGCACAGATCCAAGCGCACGGCATGCAGATCGACATGCAGCTGTGGAATCTGGTGCAGGACAATAAGGCTGCGGTCATCGGTTACCTGCTGCGGGCGTTCGACCCGAGCTGGGGTACCGCCAATCCGATCTACACACCTGACGGGCATTGGAGTGACGCCAGGTTCGAGGCGTGGCTAGTCAGCATCGGCGTCACGGCATGGCCGCGGCTCGAATCCGGCAAGATCCAAATCGACGGTGACGCCTTCAGGATCATGTACCACGTGCCCGGGATTGAGGAGATACACGCGCTAAAGGACAGCCTCGGCGTCATCGTCCGCGCCAAGCTACCAATCGGTCCCGACGGGCGAAATCGCCCCAGCCTCTTTCCCTTCTGCACTTCGACCGGTCGCAATGCTCACGCCAAGAGCCTCTTCAACGCGCACGCCGGCATGCGCGGCTTCATCACCTTCCCACCCGACAAGATCGGCGTCTATCTCGATTGGCGTACCCAGGAGATCGGCGTCGCCGCGGCGCTATCCCAAGACCAGGCATTGATGGCCGCCTACAGCGGTGGCGACGTCTATCACGCGCTCGCGCTTATGTGCGGCCTGACTGATGACCACGATGTGAAGCACTGGAAGGCTAACAACAAGTCGATGCGTAATCGCATGAAGGCGCTGCAGCTCGGGATCAATTACGGCATGGGTGTTCCGAGCTTGGCCCGCGGTCTTGATCGACACCCACTAATTGGTAGTTACATCATTGAACTACACAATCGCACCTATCCTCGGTATTGGGAATGGAGAGAAGAGCGCGCCAACACAGCGATGCATGATCGCGTGCTGGAGACGCAACACGGCTGGCCGCTGTATCTGAGCCACACCCCGAACCGGCGCACGATCTATAACTTCCCGATGCAGGGCAACGGCGCCGAAATGCTGCGGCTGGCGGCGATGCGGATGTGCGAGGCCGGCATCATCCCGAGCATGTTGGTGCACGACGCCGTCCTGCTTGAGGCGGACAGCGAGGAGCAGATCGCGCACGCCGTCGAGATTATGGAGCGGGCTGGCAGTGACGTTTGCAACGGCTTCAAGATCGGTGTCGATGTCGAGCGCATGAAGATCGGCGGCCGCTTCCGCGACAAGCGTCCGACCGCTGAGAAGATTTGGGCGACGGTCATGCTGGCGCTCCAGGAGGTCGGCGCGTTGCCGAAAGGGCCGTTACCATGACTAAGCCTAAGCGCCGATACGTCATTGACCCTCGTGGCAAGCGCATCGAGGTCGAGACGACCTACGATCCTGCAGATCACGCCACATCGAAGCGGCGCAGCTCTGGACGACGGTTCGCGATGCTGACAGAGGAGCACTTGAAGTTGCTAGCCGGGCTCAGCCCTGCAGCCTGGTCCATCTACTGCTACCTCCTCATGCTCAACTGGAAGAAGCTCCGCCAGCCGGTCAAGCTGACGAACGCGGCGCTCACCGAAATAGGAGTTTCCCGCTACGACAAATGTAGGGCGCTACCGCAGCTTGAGCGGGTTGGCCTAATCAAGGTCAAAAGGGAAGGTTGCCAAGCTCCGATCGTCACTCCCCTGAAATAGTTCCTGTTGCAGATTCGCCCAGGGTCTGTTGCAGATTCGCCCAGGGTCTGTTGCAGATTCGCCCACCAGGTGGCCTCATGTATCTCTTCTCTCTCTGTATCTCTCTATATCTTAGTAGTAGAGGATAGATTCACCTCAAATCAGACCCTTTGGAAAGGAGGGTACAGCTATGGAAGAGGTTCGAGACTTCCGGGACCAAGTGTTCTATCGGGAAATGCTGCGCCTGCGGGAGGGCCAGCGCCGACGGGATGATCGACCGTCGAACGTCGTGTCGTTTGAGCAATACCGGCGCGAGCAACAGCAGCGCGTGCAAAGGCCAACCGACAAGCCGACCAAACCGGCGCATGATGGAACATGAGCACAAATTGGCGAGACGAGGCTAAGGCCCTCGAGCAGCGATTGATGATCATGCAGGATTGTTACGCCTAATTGACGCGCGCGCTGGGTTCGCCAGCCGACGGCTTCTGGGGTGATCCAACAGAAACTCACGCCGAGATACTGCGGCGCGCCGAGCAGCTCGCCGAACTCGACGCCTTCGTCGCGGTCCACCAATACGTGCTCGACAAGAATCCGCAGTCGCTCTGGCCGAAGGACAGCGTTCTGGCGAAGGCCATTGCGCGTCACGAAGCGCGTCGAGCGTCTGGTGGAGCGGCGCACGGGAGGAGTGAACAAGATGTTTAGCGCCATATTGCTTAGATGACTCCAGGGCGGCGGAACACGAGCTTCGTGCCGCTGGCTTCGAATATGAAATTCTCGATGAAATCGATCCAGTTTCGAACGCAGTTTTTGCGAGGATCACCCACCTTGGTGAGATTGATTTGTTGGATCAAGTCGAAGAAATCGTCGGCTCGTTTAATGGTGAGTGCTTGGAAAGCGATCTTGAAGTGCCTCCACGGAAGCCCGTCGGGTGTTGCAATAATGAGGTGCATCCAGCGTCTGGCTTAATCGGCGCACGGTGATCGGCGCACGGTGACGGTTGGCGGCATGTGGCGAGCGGTGCAGGTCTTCAATGACAAGACTAGGAAACGTCGCTCCCACCGAAGCTGTTGAAGAATCCCTCCTGTAATACGCAAACAGACCGGCGTGGTACGCGAAGTTACGACCTAATACCACGTACCGATCATTCGCACCGCGCACCCGCACCGAGCACCGAGCACCGAGCACCGAGCACTGATCGCTCGCACCGCGCACCGCTTCACCAGACGCTCGAGCCGTCATCGTCGACTTGAGATCCCATCGACTCGGCGGCGTGCGCAGTTCCTCACTCGGCAGCGTGTCACCACAGCTGATCATTGGACATCTGCGCGCGGTGGTGGTGCACGGTGTTCCACGTCGGTGGGAATACGTGATCGTCGGGTGACGAGACACATTGCGTCGTCAACAATCCAACACCACACACCCGCACCGCGTACCGATCCACCTGCACCGATCACGCGCACCGATTACCCTCGACCGAGACCGCGCACCGAGTGTTGGGAGTGGGACGCTGCGCGCCCTGCTTACCGCTCTGGTGGACGGTGACCATCGAACTCGGCTGCCTAGAGATAACCTCCGACCGTTTGTTACGTGGGGTCCTCAGACCATCCGACCACCCCGCGAGGGCCGCCGGGCAGTGGTGGTGCGCCAGTTGCGGTTCCATCTCAAAGCCTTTAAATTATGTAAGGCATGCTGACCTATTTTTGGGCCTGAGATGACCGAGGATATTGTGACTAAGGGTCGATTCGCTGCCATCGCCGGCGTCAGTCAGGCGCGGGTGACGCAATATCTCGCCGACGGCCAGATTTCCGGTGAGGCCATTGTCGGCAGCGGCCATCGCGCCCGTATTCGGGTTGCCTTGGCCATGGAACAGCTGAGGCGGAACCTAGACCCGTCGCAGCACCTCGGCGCCAATGGTCGTGCCCGCGTCGGCTCCGGCGACGACGACGGCACCGTCGAGGACGACATCAAGCGCGCCCGGCTCGAGCAGCTTGAGCTCGCCAATGAGCATGCCCGGGCGGCTCGAGAAGCCAACGCCGGCCGCTACGTCCGTGCCGATGACGTGCGGCAAGAGATGGGGAAGCTCGCCGGCCGCATGGTGTCGGCCTTTGAGGGCGCCCTCGGTGAGATGGCTACGGCTGTCACCGCTAAGCCGAATCTATCCCCGCGCGAGGCGCTGCACATTCTGCGGACCACGTTCCGTAGCATCCGCGAGCGTGCCGCCAAGACCGAGGCCGGTATAGCCAAGGCACTGCCGGCGACGGTTGATGATGAGGAGGCAGCATGACGCTCACTGCCAACGCAGAACGTCTCGCACACGAGGCCATTGCCGCGGCGCTGCGACCGCCGGCTCCGATCGACTATCTAGCTTGGGCTGAGGCCAACGTTATCTTTGAGGATCCGATTCCCGGACCGTTCGATCGAAACAAGTTTCCGTACTTTGCCGAGATTCTCCGCGCGCTTTCGCCGTCCGATCCTTGTCGATACGTGACGGTTATCAGCAGCGCACAAATTGGGAAAACAACAATTGGTAATATTTTTGCACTCGGCTCCCTGACTATGGGGCGCGGTACGGTCATGTTCTGTCACCCGACAGACGACAACGCGCGGCGCTGGTCGCGCATGAAGCTCAGTCCGATGATGCGGGCGACGCCAGCCGTGGCCGAGCAGTTCCCGCAGCGCGCTCGCGACGGCGCCGACAATGTGCTGTTCAAGGAAAGAAAGGACGGCTTGGCGCGTCTGCTAATCACTGGTGCAAACTCGCCCGCCAGTCTGTCGCAAGTTACGGCGGAATTCCTAGTCGAAGATGATTTATCAAAGTTCGAGGCTAACAGCGCCGGCGATCCAGAGACGCAGGCGGATAGTCGTGCGCGTGCGATCGAGTTCGCCAAGATTCTGAAAATCAGCACGCCGCTCGTGCTGCCTGGATGCAAGATTACGCGCAATTTCGAACTCGGCTCGATGGAAATGCCCTACGTGCCGTGCCCGCATTGCAACGAGATGATGATCCTAGAGTGGGATAACATGCTGGCCAATCTCGATCCCGAGCACCCTGAGGACGCGCATTTCACCTGCGGCGTCTGCGGTGGCGTGATCGAGGAACACCATCGTCCGCAGATGTTGGCTGGCTTTGAATGGCGCGCACAGAATGCAGCGGCGCGGCGCGAGCATCGGTCGTTCTACATCTGGTCGGCGTATTCTTATCTGCAGAGCTGGTCGCGCATTGCCCAAGAGTGGCTTAAAGCGCGTGGCGATCCCGGTGCTGAGCAGACCTTTATCTGCGACACGGTCGGCAAGGCGTTTCGGGCACAGGGCGAAAGCCCGCCGTGGGAAGAGTTGCGCGATCGCGCCGCTCAGTCGCATTACATTCGAGGCACGATTCCAGACGGCAGTTTGCTGCATATGATCGGAATTGACTGCCAGATTGATCGTGTAGAATGGCAACTAATTGGCTTCGGCCCGCAGTATCGCCGTTATGTGATCGACTACGGCATCATCGGCCGGCACATCAGTGACGCCAATTGCCAGCGCAATCTTGATTTGGTGTTGGCGCGTCGGTGGCAGAACATCGCCGGCCGCGAGTTTAGCGTCGATTTCGCCGCGATCGATGGCAATGCCTGGACAGAAGATGTTTGGAGCTTCGCACGCAGGCATCCGGCGAACAAGTTGATCATGATCCGTGGGCGTGGCGACGATGCTGCACCACGGCTTGCATTAGTGAAGCGCGAGCGGAACGAGAGCACCGGCAAGGTTCTTTCGCGTTCTCGACGGTTTTACAATCTTGGCGTTTCTGGTCTGAAAATGTCGCTGTACCGCGACCTGCAGAAGGACGACCCGAATGCTCGCGGCTTCGTTTCATTTCCGTCCGGGCTGGGGGACGACTACTTCCAAGAATTGACATCGGAGCGGCGTACGGCGGTCAAGCGCTACGGCTTTACGGTGTACCGTTGGACTAAAGACGACCGCCAAGATAACGAAGCGTTGGACACGGCAATCGTCGCTACCGGTGCCGCGATTAGGTACGGCGTTTATAGTCTGTCAGACCACGGTTGGGATACTCTAAGGTCGCAGCGTGGATTGCCAGCGCCAGCGCCGCCAACGCCGGAGCCAAGCGACGAAGCGAGCTTGCGTCAGATTCAGGAAATGATCGCTCAAAATCCCGAGATGTTGAGGAACGAACAGGCGCAGAAATTGCTGCGGGAAGCGAAAGCTGCCGGCTATGATAATCAAGATGCCAGAAGCCCCATGGGCTCGGGAGACGAACAAATGAAGCTCTCGGATATTGCTAAAGAGTTGGCAGAATTAAAGCCTGAGCCTGAGCTGTCCGCCGCCGAGGCCGACGACGAGGCGACCAAGATCGAGTTAGAAAAATTCCTGATGGAGCATCCCGAGGTGACGGACGAAGCCATTCTCGGCGAGATGCGCATAGCCGAGGATGTCGAGAATGGCGTCGATGCCTCGACCGCCGCCGCGCGGGAGCGTTGTCGTCAACAGGGCATAGGTGACTTCGCTCACAATCGGCCCAAAGGGCCACCGGTCGCAATCCCCGAAACCGACGTTGATCCCGATGAGGCTTGGTTGCGGCAGGTATTGGAGAGGCGGCGGGTAAAAATGTTGGAAGCTCAGGCGCAACAGCCGAGGCGGGCGCCAGAGCAACTGCGCCCATGGCCGCGCCGGCATGGGCTTTATGCGGCGTTAGATTGGGATTGAAGGGAGAACACAAAATGCGAGTCCCAAATTTCGTTCGCCGGATATTTGTCAAGCCGACCGCCGACGATCTGAAACCGAAATTTGTCGATGGTCAGCCAGTAGCCGGCGCAAAACATTCCAGCATTGCACAGCAGCAGCAGCAAAAAGTGCGAAGCTGGACGTTCCCACATGGGACGCGAGACAAACCGTGGATCGCGCGATGAGTGAGCTAACAGACGAAGAAAAGCGCGCTTTCATCAAGCAGTGGTCGGTGGAGGCTGCGGACTATCTGATCGGACAGCATGCTCCTTACTTCATTCCCAAGCCGTGGAGCGTCAAACGTGATGTGAGAGACGGCAAGCGCGGTATCCTTGACGGTATTCAGTGGGCGCAAGAGGGGCGCGCGATCGCCGACGTCGAGATTGTTCTCAAAGCACACCCGTATGGCTTGATGGATCAGTCGACGGACGATGAACGTCTTCGGTTCGACGAAATCGTGGCTGAGGATGAGGAGCTGGCGACTTGTGTTGACGAGTATTTGGGTTCACCGCGTTGGCATGGATGGATGGAAGGTGTCCAACTGGTGTTCGATCGTTGGAACGGGAAGCCACTGCCGGGTCCTTCCAAATGTACTGCGGAAAATAGACCAGACCATCATCCAAATATCTGCAGGGTGATTGAGATGACTAGACCGTCCGGTGTCTTTCCGTCTGAACAGGTGAAAGTCAAAGCTGCCGGGATGCCGTGCTATCACTCGGCGGAAGACTATGCTCATGTCTTGGAGATCATGGAAGATGCGAGCGCGACGTTTGTGCCGGCGACGTATGAGGCATTTCGGAAGGGCGCAGAGCGTGAGGAGCGCGAGCTTAAGGCGAGAGGTGTTTTCATCTTCCCGTGCCATATCAAGCGCGAGCATTTTCTCTCCTGGTGCCGGAGAGAAGGCTTCAGACCCTGTTATCTTTCTAGTGTGAGGTACGCCAACGTGCTTGCGTACAACATCGTGCACGTTTCGAGCGTCTGGCAGTTGGGACAGATAGCATCGTGACCAACCTAACCACCGACGAGCTGATCGAGGAGCTGCGCGAACGTCTGAGGCGCGCGGAAAAGGTCGGTGATTGGGTGGATGCCGCGCACGATGGCGAGCTGCTCACATCTAGTCAGGCCGCCGAGGTCGCCGGCATGACGGCTGAG